CCAAAACCTAATCACATTTACTGTATAACAGTGGATACAAGTAGGGGGGTTGGGAACGACTACAGCGCATTTGTAGTAATGGATGTTACACAAGTGCCTTATAAGATTGTAGCCACCTTTAGGAACAACACAATAGCACCGCTATTGTATCCTAAGTTTATCCACACAGCTGCTTTGATGTATAATAATGCATCAGTAATGGTAGAGATAAATGACATAGGTGGACAGATAGCAGACATACTTCATAATGAATATGAGTATGAAGGTTTGATCAAAGCTATATGGAAAGGCCGATCAGGGCAACTTGTAGGAGGAGGCTTTGGTGGAGGCGATAGTCAGCTAGGTGTAAGAACAACATCATCTTTAAAACGGATAGGTTGTTCAACACTAAAGACTATTGTTGAAAATGATAAACTAATTATTTCTGACTTTGATGTACTTTCTGAGCTTACTACATTTGTAGCTAATAAGCGAGGAACTAATTATGAGGCGGAGGATGGAATGACAGATGACCTTGCAATATGCTTAGTGCTGTTTGCTTGGTTAACAGGTCAAGACTACTTCAAACAATTAACGGATATAGATATTCGAAAGAATTTATATTCACAGAACGAACAAGCGATAGAGGATGAGCTCACGCCCTTCGGATTCATAGATATAGGGTCTGGGAATGTATCCCAAGACGAAGATGAATTCAAAGGTGGAGAATTAATAACATTTGAAGAACTGGATTGGGATGGTATGCACAGCGTATACGATAATGAATCCAGCTTCTAATGTCAGATATTATAAATATAACAGAGCTTATAATCTACCACAAATGAAAGGAGAATAAAATGCCATTTCAGGTCAGTCCAGGCGTAAACGTATCGGAAATCGATTTAACCACTGTTGTTCCAGCGGTTTCTACTACAGAAGGTGCCTTAGCAGGTGTTTTCAAATGGGGTCCAGTTAATACTCGTGTCTTAGTTGACAGCGAGGAATCTCTGGTTAACCGATTTGGTAAACCCACAACCGGATTCAATCCGGAAACATTTTTCACTGCCGCTAACTTTTTAGCGTATGGAAATAAATTGTATGTAACTAGAGTCGCAGACGCGACTGCTAAGAATGCCGTGTCAAATGGTTCATCAACAGCAGTAGTAGTTAATAACTCAGACGCAATTGATACAGTTAGCTTAACATCCAACGATCACTTCGTAGCAAAGTACCCAGGAGTTCTGGGCAACAGCATCAAAGTAACCGTTGCTAGATCAGCTAATGACTATTCAGAAGCATCAACAGGTACAATTTCTATAACAGCAGGTGCTAAAATAGGAACAACAAATCAGAATGAGCAGATCGGTGGTACCGGTCTAATTCAAGTCGGCGATAAAATTCAAGTTGGTAATACCAGCTCTGGTGTTGGAGTACATAATCTAACAATCACAGCAGCTAATACAACTACATTTACGTTTGCTGAGGCTTATACTGGTGCAGTCAATATTTCATCATTAGGCTACACAAGATTCTGGGGTGACTCAGATATGGTTTCATCCGCTCCAGGAACTACTGCTTACACAGCAGCTAGAAGTGGTGCAGGCGATGAGATTCATGTAGTAGTTAAAGATGAAGATGGATCCATAACAGGAACAGTCGGTCAAGTACTAGAAGTATTTGAAGGACTATCCAGAGCAACGGATTCAAAAACAGAATCAGGCGAATCAAATTGGTGGATTGATGTAATCAATAACCAATCAAACTACATCTGGGCAAAGAATGCTTATGGTCTAGCAGCTAACACAACAGCAGCAGCATCAACAGCACTAGCTACAGAGAATGCCGTTTACGATTCACTTAAATTAGGTGCTGATTCAGGTAATGAATCAAGTATCGCACTAGCATCATTGGTAGCTGGTTATGATTATTACAAATCAGCAGAAGATGTTGATGTAAGTTTGATCCTAACTGGTAAATCAACAGGTGGAACTAACGGTGAAGGTCTAGGTAAGTATATCATAGACAACATTGCAGAGTCAAGAAAAGATTGTGTAGCGTTTATATCACCAGAAAGAGCAGACGTTGTTAATAACGTAGGTGGCGAAGCTGATGCTATAGTCACATTTAGAAACTCTTTAACAAGTTCTTCATATGCATTGCTAGATAGTGGGTACAAATACCAATACGACAAATACAACGACGTTTATACTTACGTACCACTGAATGGTGATACAGCTGGACTCGCAGTTAAGACTGACGAGCTTAGAGACGCATGGTTCTCTCCTGCTGGATTCAACAGAGGCCAAGTAAAGAACATTGTTAAACTTCCTTACAATCCTAAGAAAGCTGATAGAGATGTTCTCTATAAAGCTGACATTAACCCAGTAGTAACATTCCCTGGACAGGGTACTGTACTATTTGGTGACAAAACATTGTTAGGTAAGCCAAGCGCATTTGATAGAATTAATGTTAGAAGGTTGTTCATCGTACTTGAAAAAGCGATATCAACTGCTTCTAAGTTTACATTATTCGAATTCAATGATTCATTCACAAGATCACAATTTAGAAATCTAGTTGAACCTTTCTTACGAGATGTTCAAGGTAGACGTGGAATATTTGACTTTAAAGTTGTATGTGATGAAACTAATAACACTGGAGAAGTCATTGACGGAAACAGATTTGTTGGAGACATTTACATTAAACCAGCTAAGTCAATAAACTTTATACAGTTAAACTTTGTTGCTGTAAGAAGTGGCGTTGAGTTTTCAGAAATCGTAGGTCAGTTTTAGGACATAAATACCTTCATAGGAGAAGAAACAGATGGCATTTAATATAAACGAAATAAGATCGCAACTGACTCTCGGTGGTGCACGTCCTACTTTATTCCAGTGTAACATTACGAACCCTGCGAATAGTGCTGGTGATTTAAAGACACCTTTCTTGGTAAGAGCATCTCAGGTTCCAGCGGCAACGTTGGGATTCATTGAGGTTCCTTACTTTGGTAGGAAGACTAAAATCGCTGGGGACAGAACATTCGCCGAATGGACAGTAACAGTTATCAATGACGAGGATTTCTTAATCAGAAATGCAATGGAAGAGTGGATGCAAAGCATTAACTCTCACGTTGGGAACGTCAGAGGTTTCGGTAGCGCATCAGACTTGTCTTACAAGTCTCAAGGACAAATTACTCAGTTTTCAAAAACGGGCACAGAGATTAGAGAATATACTTTCAACGGTTTGTTCCCTGTCAACATTACAGAAATGGAAGTTGATTGGAACGGAACTGATGTTCTCCAAGAGTTTCAGGTCACTTTCCAGTACGACTGGTGGGAAGTTACTGGTGGAACTACTGGCAACGCTGGCGGAAACTAAGTCATTCAGTGACAATTTGGGCGGCATTCGTGCCGCCTAAATACTATTATAATATGAGGTAAAACATGGCAGAACTATTCGGTTTTGAAATCAAAAGAAAAGGTCAAGAAGACCTAGGCTCGTTCGTCAATCGACAAGATGACGACGGTGCCGTTGTTGTTGCAGAAGGTGGATCGTATGGACAATACATCGACCTGGAGCAAACATCCAAAACAGAAGGCGAGTTAGTTACTCGTTATCGTAAGATGGCTATGCAGCCAGAGTGCGAGAATGCCATTGATGATGTCGTAAACGAATCAATAGTATACGACTCTGAAGCACACACGTGCGACATTAACCTAGACAAGGTTGATGTTTCGGATCCAATCAAACAAAAAATCTACCAAGAGTTCGAAAACGTCAAGGATCTACTTGACTTTGAAAGACAAGCCTATGAAATATTCAGGCATTGGTATATTGATGGTCGTATGTACTATCATATAATGATTGATGAAAAGGATCCACAAGCAGGAATTCACGAACTTAGATATGTTGATCCAAGAAAGATCCGTAAAGTTCGAGCAGTGAAGAAAAAGAATCAGGGGACAGGTCCCAACAGAATTCAATTGACACAAACAAAGCAAGAGTATTTTCTCTATAATGATAAAGGTTTTAAGAGTGGTCCGGGTACAATAAATCCCGCTCAAGGTACTTCGCAAGGCATTAAGATTGCCAAAGATAGTATCCTACACATAACATCTGGACTGATGAGTGAGGACAACAAAATGGTTCTGTCTCACTTACACAAAGCTATAAAACCTCTCAATCAATTACGTATCCTTGAAGACGCAACAGTCATCTATAGAATATCAAGAGCCCCCGAAAGGAGAATCTTTTATATAGATGTTGGTAATCTTCCTAAATTAAAAGCCGAGCAGTATCTAAGAGATATGATGGCTAAGCATAAGAACAGAACAGTCTATGATGCACAGACAGGTGAGATCAAAGACGATAGAAAGTTCATGACTATGTTGGAAGACTATTGGTTGCCAAGAAGAGAAGGTGGTAAAGGCACCGAGATAACAACACTCCCTGCAGGCCAGAACCTGGGAGAGATGGATGATGTACTTTACTTCCAAAAGAAATTATACAGAGCATTAAATGTACCTGTGTCAAGGTTGGAACCTGAAACTGGTTTCTCATTAGGTAGAGCATCAGAGATAAGCAGAGACGAGATTAAATTCCAGAAGTTTATTGGAAGGATTAGACTCAAGTTCTCAAGAATCTTTGAAGCTGTATTAGAAAAACAATTAATTTTAAAAGGCATAATCGACGCAGCTGATTGGCCTAATCTTAGAAGAGAGATGAGATTTGATTACGTCACAGACAATCATTTTGCAGAGCTTAAAGAGATTGAAATCATGAGGGAAAGATTGTCTACAGTCAATGATGTGGATCCATACCTCGGTAAATACTTTAGTATTGAGTGGGTTAAGAAGAATGTTCTCAAACAAACAGATGCTGAAGTTAAAGATATGCATGCACAAATGATGTTGGATACAGAGGCTGAACAGGACAATATGGACCAATTCGGCATCCAAAACGACGAACAAGGTGGTGGTTTTCCGGATGCACCGCAAGACTAGAACTTTGTGATTATAAATATAGTTGGAGAAAATAGATTATGACAGAACCAGTAATTAAAATGGTTGGATTGGCAAACGATGATAAACCGAATGCAGTAGCAGATATATTTGCAGACGAGATGATGGATAGAGTAGCAGGGAATGTTCAAGCTGCAAAAGAAGTTATTGCAAACTCAATGTTTGACCAAGAACTAGAAATTGAAATGCCGGCCGAGATAGAAGAGCCGGACGAAGTTGAAGAAGAGGGCGAGAGCGAACAAGAGGAGACTCTTGAAGTAGACGAACCTGAAGAGGATGAGTCAGAGACGTTCGAAGCCGATCAAGAAATTTTAGCTGAACCTGATGACCAAGAGGAAGAGTCAGAAGAGTCAGAAGACTAAAGGAAAACATATGAAAACGCTTAGAGATATAGTAGAACTAAAAAAGATAGACATCATACCTGATCCAGAGACTATGGCTGGTACTGTTTCTAACTATGCTAACCCAAAATCAGAAGCCGAAAGAAACTTCGTAGGTAAACATACAGATTCAATTCAGCAAGGACTGCATCCTGCTTTTAAAACTCAAGAAGAGCAAGACAAAGTATTCAAAGGTGCTGGTATCAATAAGGACCACAGCAAGATTGCTTCTTATAAAGATGGCGAAGATGCCCAGGTTTATGAACAAGCGATTTCATTTGTGCAAGATAATCTAACTGAAGAAAATTTAGAAAAGTTTAACGTATTGTTAGACGAAGACTACGAAGCAGCAGTAAACTTTGCTCTTGACGTAGCAACAGACCTTGAGGACATAGAGTAATGGCTGACATACTTAAACTCAAAGGCACCCAAGCTGCATGTGGAACAACCACAGGCGCAGCTTCAACTTTTGGATCAGCAACAACAGTACGACTAGTTAATGGTACTACTACAGCTCATCTAATAACATTAGAACAAACAGATGGAACAGATATAGGTACTTGCTCAATTGCAGGTGGCGATACTGTATTCATTAAAAAGAATCCTACCGATAAGATATTTGCAGCTAACGCTGGTGTACTTGGCGTAGGCGTATCAGTAGAGGGATAACATGAGACTTATTTCAGAACAAAACTTTGAAACAGTATCACCTATAATTGTAGAAGCAAAAGATGGTGGAGCTAAGGAACACTTTATCGAAGGTGTTTTTCTACAAGGTGCTATTACAAACCGTAATGGTAGAAGTTATCCAACCCATGTCTTAGACAAAGAGGTAGGAAGATACAACGAAGAATATATTAAGACTAATAGAGCATACGGCGAACTGGGACACCCAGACGGCCCTACTATTAACTTAGAACGAGTTTCACATATGATCAAATCTTTAACTAAAGAAGGAAATGATTATATAGGAAAAGCCAAGATATTAGATACACCTTATGGTAAGATTGTTAAAAGTCTTATTGATGAGGGAGCCCAATTGGGAGTGTCTAGTCGAGGTATGGGTACGCTTAAACAAACATCAGAAGGTATCAATGAAGTCCAAGACGACTTCTTGCTAGCTACTGCTGGAGATATTGTAGCAGACCCATCAGCACCTAATGCATTTGTTAATGGCGTAATGGAAGGTGTGGATTGGATTTATGACGCTGCTTCTGGTAACTGGAGATCTCAAAAGATCATCGAAGATATTAGAAGGCAGGGACAAACTAACTTTAAAGAACTACAAGAAAATCAGATGGCGGCCTTTGCTGCTTTCATGAAGTCCTTGTAGACAGACTTTTTATAAATACTATATAGTAAACAATGACTCAACTTCAAGGGAGTAAAAAATGGCTAATGAACTAGACAACCTGGATCTGAATGCTGAAGAAGCCGTGGAACTCGACGAGTTCAAAGCCGATGGTGAAAATTCAAGCATTGCTGATCCAATCAGCAAAGGGAGCAATAAGCGTGGAGCAGACAAGACTGTCTCATTTACACCACCTGCACCTGGATCTGCAAAAGAAAAGAATGGTACAGATGTATCCAGCAAGGATGGACTCAAAGTAGAGAAAGGCAAAGCGCCAGCTCGAAAAGGGGACAAACCTGGTGGCGACAATGCTGCATCACCAAAAGTACCTACACCTGGGCAAGGTGGAGTTAAAGAAGACATCGATGCAATATTCGGTGAAGAATTATCAGAAGACCTACGAGAAAGAGCAGAGACTGTTTTTGAAGCAGCTGTAAATGCTCGTGTCGTAGAGTATTCAAACGAATTATCTGAGGCATTTGATCTTCAACTAGCGGAAGCTAAAGAAGTAATGCAAGAAGAAATGTCAGAAAAAGTAGATGGCTATCTCAACTATGTCGCTGAAGAGTGGATGAAAGAGAACCAAGTCGCTATTGAATCTTCACTTAAAGTTGAAGTTGCTGAATCTTTCATGGAAGGCCTAAAGGGTCTTATGGAAGCTCACAACATCAAGCTACCTGAAGAAGCTGACTCCGATATTCTAGCTGACCTTAACACTAAGGTTGAAGAGCTAGAAGCTAAAGTAGAAGAAGAAACTGTTGCTAAGATAGCAGCTGGATCTGACCTTGCTGAAGCAACTCAGAAACTAATTTTTGCTGAGTCTACTAAAGACCTAGCCGAAACCAAAATTGAAAAACTCCGTGCTCTATCGGAAGGACTTGATTATGTGGATGCAGAAGACTATTCTTCAAAGCTAGATATGCTTAAAGAATCATATTTTGGATCAAAAACCGCTGTTGCATCATCTGTTGAAGATGAAGACCCGATTGATCTGGACGAGGAAACTCAACCAGCTCTTAAAGGTGGAATGGCAAATTATGCAGCCGCTATATCGCGAACTGTTAGAAAATAACTTTCATATTTTAAAAGGGGAAAACCATGAACTTATATGAAGACTTACAATCTAAATGGCAGCCGATTA